TGCGTATATCGTCATATTCGTAGCATTCATTTTAGGTTTCTTTATGGGAAAAACTATGCAACCAGTTATCCTTCGCCATGGGTGAAAATGGAGCATAATAATTAACAGGATCTTTAGAATTTATTATAGTTCTACTGGTAATTACTGGGCGGACAACCCCTTCATTAATTATTTCAGATGCCAAATTCTTTTTATCACCTATATCATCTATCTCCGTAATTGGTAAATTGTGAATCGGCTTCTTAAAGACAGAAATATAATCGACATTCATCGTATTATTAAAAGGGTAGATTTTAATAATATGAAATGTATAGTTATTTTTTTTAATTTTTAAGCCTCCGTCTTCTCGAGTTCCTCTTCCTCGTCACCTTCAGGGATAGCCATATCCGCCTCTCTCTGTTTGCGCCGCTCTTCAATTTCGGCGGCGACGATCGCATCAGCTTCCTTTACCAGGTCCTCCATCGCTGCATCAGGCTTCTCACGCTTCAGACGCTCAATGATTTCACCTGGGTGGCTAATGGGGGGCTCATCGGGTTTGTTGTAATACTGGGAATTTTCATCACCAGCCTTGAAGTACCCATCGGTATCAGACTTTACAGCCATCATATCACGCTTACGCTCAGAAAACATCTTCGCCGCCATAGCCTGATTTTCCCTGTAACCCGTCATTAGCTCCTCTAGCTTTTCGTTTGTGTAATGGGCATCTTCGATCTTGGAAGGGTCGGGTGGGATGAGAAGCCACTTGTACATATCAACGACATAGATATCAAACGTTGCATCCTCCTTTTGAAGGCGCTTGGCATGGCTCGCGGCCTCATCGCGGGTAGCAAAAGCACCCCTGAACTTAACCCCGAACTTGTCATTCTTCTGAGGCGCTTCAGGGCCAACCACGGACATGCATGCAAAAGTCTGACCGGGCACGGTCGTGTAATCCTGCTCTAGAGACATTATGTTCTATATACAACTCTATACTTTAAGCTAGTAAACCTAAGTTAAAGTTTTCACGATCTTTATCATCATGGAAGATTTACGTCGACTTCACAATGACGAAAAGCGGTCACTGATTGAAAGTGTCACACGAGCAGGTGATAGCATTCTCGATGTCGGATGCGGCTTCGGTGGTGATCTTCAAAAGTGGTCTAAAGTCCGTGCTAATATAAGCATGTGTGAACCAAGCTTAGATGCGTTGAATGAGGCACGTGACCGTGCCAAAAATATGAAAATGCGCGTAAACTTTTATCACGGAGACATTCGTGCATGTCCCAACAGAAAATATGATATCGTGTGTTACAATTTCGCACTCCATTATATCTTTCAGACACGTGAGTTATTTTCGGATACGCTCAGGGAAATTAAAAAACGAATGAAACCGGGTGGAGTATTTGTAGGTATCATCCCAGACTCTGAACAGATAATGTTCAAAACCCCATTTTCAGATTCACATGGGAACTTTTTCAAACTGAAGGGTACGAGTAATGGCGATTTCGGTGAAAAATTATTTGTACATCTAGCGGATACACCATATTATGCAGATGGCCCGAAATCGGAACCTTTAGCACATAAGGACATGTTGATTACACAACTGGAAAATACCGGATTTACCATGAAATTATGGAAGCCGTTATGTGGAAACCCCATCTCTGAACTCTACAGTAAATTTATATTTGTATATAGAAATGATAGCAGTGATCGTGTTGCTGTTGATTAATTTAGTCATTTTTTATAATTTCAAAGAAGATCCGGTACTGGTCGAAGTTAAGGAAAAATACAGAACATTCAGGGAACATATGAAAACCAATGGTGATGATAAATACAAGATGTTACATAAGGAGATACCTATCGTCGCGTATAGAGGATCATTCTTGTCAGGAGTTGGTTACAATTCCAATAAAGGGAGTGAAATTGGAATATGTATAGACGGAACACCTAATCACGTGTTTCATGTACTCTTACACGAACTCACGCATTGCACTGTGAGTGAATACTCTCATAGCACGGATTTCTGGGATAATTATACTGAACTCAAAAATGAAGCGATTCGTATAGGTATATACGAAAACATAAATCAGGTGACCCCGTTTTGTGGTAAAAAGATCGTCGATAAATAATATTACGTAATTATAAATGACTGAATTCAATCTCAGGCAGCCAGCTGCGTCCAGGATACTGACATCGTTACTCCTATGGTTCGCAGTCATGGCTAGTGCTTTTACAACTCGCATCAAAATGCCTTATTACGTGAATATGTTGAATTTGACTGTCGTAATACCTGTACTTATTTGGTATCTGGGAAATACAAGCTTAATCGTTAGTTTAACAACTGGGAGTGTCATCATAACTGTTGTCGTGGCTTCATTATTTCTCGTTACATTAACTGAGGGCATTAAATGGTCAAAGTTAAAGCAGGGGTATGAGAAATATGGCGAAGATATGAAGACCGCTTGGTTACCCATGGTCATGACAATGATCGCGTTAATTCTAGGATTAGGGTCGGCGTATGTATTGTCCGGTGGACGTGTACTCGACATGTATTAAAAGTATTTACGGGCGACATAGAACACTATAGCAGCGACTACACCCGTAGACCCCAAGCCAACTAGGCTCCGGTTTCCCTGGGCATTCAAAAACCTGGGGACAGAACCCGCGAGTTTTTCTTGAATTGGTTTGCTGATAGATATACCAGTGGCTACGATGACAATCAATGCATCGAGCTGTTCATCTGTAAGGTCGAATGGGTTCTTTTTCTTCTTATCCGAGCTGACACTTTCTTTGACAGCCGTGGCAGCCTGTGCGGGTTGGGGTGCCATCATAACCTGCTGATGCGCCATTTGGACAGCGCGGGGATCAGCGCCCATTAAGGGCGAATCAAAAGATTGCTCCTGGGATTGCATCATAACATCAGATATAGGAGTGGAATCCATATCGTCTTTATAATCACTCACATTTTTTTTAGGGTCTTCTGCCACAAATGCAGTAGATCGAGAATTCGAATCAATTGGAACCATTCCATCCGCCTCCTCTGATAAATTCAAAGTATATACAGGTTCGGCCATTTATATAAATATAGCTTTTTTAGAACTTTAAATGTCGCAATTTTTAGATACAGGATATCTATCTAAAAAATGTTCCAAACGGGGCTCGAACCCGTGACCTTGGCGTTATAAGCACCACGCTCTAACCAACTGAGCTATAGGAACGGTGCATTTGGCTGAATGACTAGCCTCATGTATAACATGTGTGGGTGAGGGATCACCCATTCTATATATGAGGGTACTCTTTAAGTGTATAAAGATAAGTGTGTATTATGTACATATGATACACGAGTACGTAACTGAAATATATAACACGTTAGGCCCTGGCTTCAGTGAGCGTGTATATCATAATGCCATAGAGGTACTTCTGCGCGAACATGGTATTTCATATGAGACTGAGCGTATAATACCGATCACATTCAAAGGACATACAATCGGAAATTTACGGGCGGATATCATCATCAATCGAACGACAGTCGTCGAATTGAAGACAGTCAAAAATATAACAGACGTGATGGTTTCACAAGCACGGAATTACCTGAAGCTATTAAACTTACAGGAAGCGTATCTTGTGAATTTTCCACCGGCGGCTGGAGCTCTTTCCGAGGTAATCCGTGTTACGGTTGATTAGATCGTGGGTATAAATTCCCAGTGTAATTCTGTACATATTTTTTTCCATATCATATCCTGTTGATGTAGCTTTTCTTTTGATTTTAGAAGGGGGAAGTATTGAAGATACGTGTCCTCACTCAATAATTCACAGAATTTATAGAGTACGAAAGAATAACTCAAAAAGTTTTTACGTTCCGCTGGACAGTTATTATCAAATGGTTTTTGAATATCTTTAAACATCATACGTAATTGTTCTTCGAGTTCTACTGGCATATTGGGTGGTTTTATGCCACTCAAAATATTTGAGATATACGGTACGTGTTCGTAATACTTATTGAGTTTCAATTTTTTTAACAGCCCCCTGACTTTAGCATGTGTGATCTCGTTCACACTTTTTATTTTGATCTTTTTGAATTCATTTCTCAACTGTTCTATTACTTCTTTAGGTATCGTTGTCATTTCTTGAGCTTGAAATTGTGACAACCATTCGTTGAAATGATTATCACGTTTATACGAATAATTAATCACCTTTTCTGACGTCTCCTGTTCTTCCCTGTACGTCAGTTCCTGACTTATCAACGTGTCCACGATTATACCACACGAGTCACACACCATGTCACTCGTGTCATGGTAATATACGACGTTACTATTAGGGCAGTTTGGGCATATATCTGTCACCATCCTTTCTGTGACACGCGGTAACGATTTCTTTTCGACATCTATCAGATAGTCTGTGTATATATCCTTCTTTTGCAATCCTGTGGTCACTTTACAATTGAACGCATTGTCTGTGCTAACTTCTATATTTTTATCATCAGTCATGTACTGTTGGATATACGGCATACATCGTGCTATGTAATCGGATAGTTCGCCTTGATATACATGCTTGTTACATGGATCATCTTCCATTTTTGCGATCCATTCGTCTACTCGGTTATTATACCGACTTAAAAAATTACCTTCCATGTATATCAATGATTAAAGTACTCGGCTCGCTTTTAATTAACGTAATTTATGTATTTAAAAACGTTGTAAACTTTTTATTCAGTAAACCAGATTTCACTGTAGTTAGTCGATACGTTGAATATATTGTCGATCATACAAAAGAGTATAAAACTGATGAACCTTTTTGGGAACGTGAACGTGAACAAATTGAACCTGGTACGACAACGTATCTCGCAGAGGTAGATATGAAGGATGAAATTCCAGAACCACCGGATGCAGTCGAAAAACTCATCGTACGAGTTAAATATTGGCACAATAATAAGATTTATAAGTTCCTGACATCGAAACACAAGTATAAGTGGCCACCCGTGAAAGCGAAAACGATGAGTTTCCATATACCATTGTCAAGTGCACAGTTATTGGATACAAACGATAAACCAGTGAAAGATGTTCTCGAAAAAATCAGACGGTATTCCGGTCCGTATTCAGATTTTTACGGTGAGAAAATGAAAATAAGTGATATGTTTTATTATGAAGAGAGTTTTATGGCAACGATGTACCCTAAAATTAAAATTAAAAATTGTTTTGGTATGCTAAAAACTGTCGATACAGCGACGGGATATCTCACTGATCTTCAATTACCTTAGTCGACAGATAAAATTTCAAATCTCCCAAGTTTGCGACATTGTATTTTAAAATCAGAAAACGGTTCTGGTCCTCTTGCATAATTTGTACAGTGGAACACATACTCGTCGCTTTCGTGAAGATGTTCATATATCGGAGTGAATATGCACCCGACATAGTCGGACACTCGTCTACACATTGAATTTCCGTTTCCTGATCAGCGAAGTCACCCCTGCACAGTAAACGTAACACCTTCCCACTTCTAGATATTTCAATCTCGTCGCCGATATTCGACATGTCCCTGCAAATTCTTTGGAAATCCACGGACGGGATGGGTGTATTTATAGTCATGTGCATATCAGGAACCTCTATCTGATTTTCGTTGATATCTAGTAATTTCAATGCAAACTTGGTAGAGGTTTTCTTTTGTTCGCTATGGATTTCGATATTCATGAATTCCTTAGAATCGACGGATATCACGAGAACGTCGTTGACTGTGATTGTTTTTAGGAGTTTGTACATGTTAGTCATATTGACACCACAATCAACCTCCTCCGAGCAGACGTATTCCTCGAAATTTTCAGCTGGAAGGTACATATCAATCAGAGATGCCCGCGCAGTATCCAGTGTTACGATGTAAACGCCATCTGGCTTGAAATACAAATTGACATCGTTTAATATATCCTTCAATACTTCAAATGTAGATTTGATGGCAGCGGCTTGCACAGTCACCAGTTTCATACTCGATTATTCGCGTATTAATTCTTTATATCACTATAAGCTACATCTTCAACCTTGCGACTTATTTTTTCTTCTAGTTCACGTGTCATAGCGGGTTGGAGTGATTTTCCGTAATCATCGAGACCGAACATATCGGTGTTGGGTTTACCGTCAAGGGTTGAAGAAAATATTGAACCAAAATCACATGCATCTAATTCCTGAACCGGGAGAAGTGATTCAAGCCAGTTATGTATTTCACGTCCTACTAAAATCTTACCATTCTTCGTCAACATGGTAGGTACGCGTGTAATTTTTGTCCTGAACTCGGGAGGTATTCCCGAAACAGTGACATTATGATACTGAACAATTTGTTGTAACTCTTTGTGCTTCTTGATATATTCTATGACTTCAACACTGTGTTTACACTTCGGACTGAAGACCAGAAGAGACATCTAATGTAATTTATCAAAAAAAATATGAATGATAACGCACTTTTTTTGTGACATATATTAATGTACAACCTAATACTATTACTTGTATTGGTGGTGTTAATACTCGATACCAGGAAAGAGGGTTTCAAGAATAAAAGTGCATCTATACCAATTCATCAAGTTCTCATAAACGACCCTACACCCAACATGTCCGAGTATGTAGAAGTCAAAACACTCGACGTCAACAGTGATAATATTTCAAAAATGGTTCTCGCAACCAATAAATACATACGCGAAAAGACCGGACTACCCAATTACATAATAGAAACAACGGGCATTCGTCAATACAAGCACAAAAATAAGAACCATATTCTGTATCGATGCATGTTCATGTGCATGAAAATGGGAGGGTTTCCATTCGGATTTTCTGTTACATCTAATATCATACTCGTATCAGGGAAGTTACGTGTGATAGGTGTTCAATCGCAACCAATGGATATAAAACCACCGAGTAACAAGACACCTTTTGGGAGTGTCATCGAAGGGTCCGAGTATATAGAGTATGAGACTATCCAACAGGGTGAGTTAGATTTAATTAAAATTTAGTCCAAGTACTATTAATGATAAACGTTGAAGAGATTTCACAAATTGTCAACAAGAGGAATCGTATGAAAAAGGAAACATACGTTGAAATCTATAAACAGATCACGCGTAAAGTGCGCCGCGCGGTAGAAACTGGTCGTAAATACATTGACACTGAAATTCCTTCATTTCTAGTGGGATACATAGCATATGACAGGTTACAGGCGACTAATTACATTAAACGGCAATTAGAAAACGCTGGTTTTA